CCCACCAAAGCCGCCTGAACAAGCTCCTCAGACGACGTCATCTCCGCAGGCTTGGGCTGATACAACAAACCAATCTGCACCTTCCCAGTGTTGTATGGCGTTGCGCGCCCGTCTGTGCTCTTTACAGGCACGTAGTTGTCAGCATTAGTGATCATAAGAAGCTCCCATATCTTTCTTGGCCTTCATCGCATCGTTGTATGCGTGCTCAAAACCCTCCAAAAACTTGTCCAGAGGTACACTCAATTCTGCTGTCAAAATGGCTGAGGAGACAAGGCACGCGAACCACGCCTCCGATGGTTTGGCAAAAGTAGTTGCGCAAAAGTTAAGCAAAGTCTGCGCATTGTCCATGATTTGTCCAATGTCTTTATCCGTATCGTCCGGCTTTTTAGTCATGTCACTATCCTTTCTGTGTTAATGAAGTTGTCCGTCTTTTTATCTAAGTGGACAGGGTTATTATCATGCTTTTATCTAGTTAGGTCAATTACTTGGAATGTACTAAATCGTAGGGGTTTTCCCTTGGTTTTGGGTTTGTAGTGTGATGTTTTATTGTACTGGGTGGATATACAGTGTGTTTTGGGGGAGGGGGCGAGGACCGCGGACCGAGGGCAAAAAGGGGTGAAAATGGGCCAAAAAGTAATACTAAGGTTTAGGTGCTATAGACCTTTTAGGGGTAAGGTATGTTTTTTTTTTTATTTTTGTGAGATTTGGCGTAATAGACGTAATGGTGTAAGAACTGAATGAAATCAATACGTTACGAGCATTCGGCAAATTACGTCTGGAGATTCAATGTAATATTTTCAGGGGAGCTCCGCGAGATGAATTCTGAAAAAATAAAAACACACTACACCCTCCAAAAGTTCTATAGGGAACCTGATTTGCTTTTTTGGATTGACTCTTGGGGCGACACTCGTTATACTCGTGGTAGTTCTTTTACGGGAGTTAATCATGGTACACATTGATCAGGGAATAGCCCTGCCAACCAATCGATCCAAATATCCTTTTGGGGAAATGGAAGCGGGCGACAGCATCCTGTTTGGCGTGCGTAAGCAAGCTGAAAGCTGCAGAGTGGCTGCCCTTCGTTTCACACGAGTGCATCAGCCCAAATGGGTGTTCACGCTGCGCAAGGTGGACAATGGTTGGCGCTTGTGGAGAATCAGCTAATGGCCAAGAAAGACGTCTACAACGTTCCACCGGTTATGCCGGACAAAGCGCGCAAGCGCATGACCACAGAAGTGGCCCCGTTGCGTCAGCAGCGCAGGAAGCTCACGCCTAAGGAATGGACCTTTGTTACCGAGCTTGTGAGTGGCGATGGACGGGTGACCATGAAAGAGGCTGCCATAAGGGCCGGATACAAGGCCACCAGCGCTTCTGTGATGGCGTGGAAGCTTACCCACCCTGACATCAATCCGCACGTTGTAGCGGCCATTCAAGCCTATCGTGCTGAGTTGGCATCCAAGTACAACACGTCTTATGAGCGCCACATGCGCGATTTGCAGATCATTCGCGATAAAGCTTTGGATGCCGGTGCATTTGCTGCAGCCGTCCAAGCAGAGTATCGTAGGGGCCAAGCCTTGGGAACGATCTATGTGGAGCGCAAAGAGATCCGCCACGGCACGATTGACAGCATGAGCAAGGAAGAGGTGCAGCGCAAGCTTGACGAGCTTAAAAAGCTGTATGGTGGCCCACCGCCTACCGCCTTGATCGATGCGGACACCGGAGTGGTGATTGAAAGTGCAGCACGTGAAAAAGATCCTGAATTCGATGCCGGAGTGGAGCAGCCTCCGCTTGACATCTTTGAGCGAGATTTGGGGGGATCAGATGACACCTGAAGCTAGATTTTCGGCTAGGGTCAAAGCTGGCCTTGTCAATTGCTCGATTGAACGCATTGAGAATCGTGTCAACCTTGGTATCCCTGACATGCTGATTGGTGTCGGGGATCGCTTTGTGCTTGTTGAATTGAAAGTGATTGCCAAGGGCTTGAAAGTGGGGCTGCGTCCGCATCAAATTGCTTTCATGACTCGGCATGCTGCCAAGGGCCGGCCTTGTTATGTGCTTGTGCTTGACATGGGTAATACATTACGCCCCTCGACCATTCGCTTGTACCATGGGCGCGATGCTATGGATTTGGCGGCACACGGCATAAAGCTTGAGCCCTTCAAGTGTTGGCCATCGCGTGGCATGCCATGGGGGGAACTAGAGGAAACCCTAGGTTTAGTAAAATAAATGTAAATAAGTGTTGCAAGGTACAAAAACCTTGCTATACTGGCGATGCCGGTGCTTGATCCGGTGCTTAGAAAGGATAGAGAAATGGTAGATCAAAATGCTTTGTCGTCCGCCTTGTGCGACATGATTGACGTTCGCAATGCGTTGTCAAAAACAATGAAGAATCGTCCTAAGGACAATGACGGAACTGAAATCACAATTGGTATGTGCCTTGATGACGTTATCTTGTTTTTGGAATCATTAGAAGAGGGGGAAGCAGAATGAAAACGTATAACGTGCGAATGCGCTTCTATCAGTACTACTACGCGACTGTGCAAGCTAAAGATTTTGACCAAGCTACGGAAAAAGCAAAAGCCCTTGGGATAGAAGACTGCAAGCTAGAAAATTATGTAGAGTGGGAAGTGTATTCAATTGAAGAAAAAGTGCCGCGCGACCTTACCGCAGAAGAGCAGGCTTTTGTTGAAGCATATTTGAGTGGTGTCGCTGTTGCCCCTCGCGAAGACGTCATTCGTTTTTTACGTGCGGACAGTGAAGAGCGCAGCAGCCGCGAGTTTTACGATTCAATGTCTGATGTATATACATCGATTTGCGATGCCAAGGAAGTATGGTATGCCGCGATGCAATTTGCAAAGGAGGATACAAAATGATAGTGTCTGAATTAATGGCTGCGCTCGCTGAATTGCCGCAAGATTTGCCCATCATAATTTGGGACGCCGGCGACCGAGTAGGGCTTGCTTATGTTGACGATAGCTTTATTGACGATGAAGATTACCCGCGCCTTGAGTTGAACACCGACCGCGACGATTAACCCAGAAAGGATAAAAAATGCCAATTTATAAATATGACGTGTGCTTTCCCAATTCCCAGAGTGTGATCCGCACCTTCCCTTCCCTTATTCGCGCTCGTGACTTTATGCGCGTTATGTCGGCCGATGACTTGCCTTTTTTGGTTATGCCATGGGACGAAAACAGCATGCCCTTAATTGTTAGAAGACAGAAAAAAACAAAAAAATATCACACACAAAAGGCCGTAAAGCTTGATATAATTGGTCCCTCACAACAGAAAGGATAGAGATGAAAAATTATCAACGCACCCATAAAGATTTTTTCTTTTCCTGCGCATATCTCCGGCACACTTACGGGCTTTCAATTGTGCCCCTTGAGCACATAGAAAAGTGGCTTAGTGAAAGTGAAATCCAAGATTTCACAATTGCCTATATGATGGGCTCAGAGCTTTAATCCAACCACAGAAAGAATAGCAAAATGTTAAAAACAGTCAGAATCAGCGCCAACAGCAAAACCGGCCCAATAGCAGTTACTTATCGCAGTGGCGAACATGAAACCTATGGCACGTGCCCGACTAGCTGCAGCCTTCACCCTAAAAGTGAAACCGGCACATCACAAATTGATAGCGATTATTTACAGGCCGTTTTTGATAGTGTCCCGCGTGGTGGCCAAGCTTGGACCTATTCGCATTTCACGGCCGAAGCGCTCCCCTTCCCTCAGCCAAATAAAACAGTGATAAATGCAAGCTGTGACACTACGGCCGAAGCAGTAAGAGCTTTTGAATTAGGCCGTCCGGCCGTTTATGCTGCGCCCTTGGAAACGGCCGACCAGTGGCCGCAAAAAATCCATGGTGTTAATTTTGTGCAGTGCCCTGCAGAAAAGGCCGACAATTTTAGTTGTCAGCAGTGCGGCGGTGGCCGGCCATTGTGTGCGCGTCCCTTCCGCGAATTTGTCGTTGTATTTGTTGCCCATGGCACCGGTAAGAAAAAAGTGGGAACTGATGCGGCCGGCGGGTGTTATGCTGCAAGCGGACCGGTAGCTATACAGTGGCACAACACGAGAAAAAACGGCGCGGCTAATGATGCTGCAGCGCTTCGCGAATTTGTGCGGACCCTTCCACATGGTTCCTTTTTGCGCCACCATATCGCGGGCGATTGCGGCCTAGAATTGGGGGCCGCGTGATAATTGCCGGCCTAGTTGTTTTTTTGCTGCTGTGTTGGGTGGCAGATAAATTAGACAAATAAATTGTAAATAAATGTTGCAGAGTGTAAAAATGATGTACAATTCGTGTACCGGCACAAAACCGGTATTCATTAACTTAACAGAAAGAATAGTATGGCTCACATGATCGACACAACAACAGGCACTGCAGCAATAGCGTATTCAGGGCTCACACCTTGGCACTCACTAGGGCAACAACTAACAGCAGGCGCGACAATTCAGGAATGGACACAGCAAGCCGGTTTAGCTTATGACGTATTAGAAAGCCCCGTTTTATTTAACACACCGGCCACCAGTGCCCCGCAAGCTTGGCCGGATCGGAAAGTGTTACATCGTAGCGACACCGGCGCGCCCTTGGCTGTAGTTTCACAGGGTTATAACGTGGTGCAGCCCTCCGAAGTAATGGGGTTTTTTAGTAAGTTGGTGGATCTTGGCGGGTTCACCATGGAAACCGCGGGCGCGTTAAGTTACGGCCGGAGGGTTTGGGCCTTAGCGAAAGTGAGCGAGGGGGCCGATATCGTCGAGGGTGACACAGTGCGCCCTTATGTTTTGCTTGGCACATCGTACGATGGAACCATGGCCACCATTGCAAAATTCACCAGTGTGCGCGTGGTGTGTAACAACACCATCACAGCAGCGGTCAATAATAGCGAATCACAAATTAGGGTTTTGCATTCTGAGCGATTCAATGCGGACGATGTCCGGCTGCAGCTTGGCATTGTCGCGAACCAGTGGGAGCGCTTTTTAGTGCAATCCCGCAAATTGGCGGGCGAAACAATGACGGGTGAACAGTGCGACGCGTTCGTAACTGAATTATTGAAGCCTTATCACACCGGCAAAATTGAGATTAAAGACAGTCGCGCATTTAAGCGAATCATTGAATTATTCAATGGGCGCGCTATCGGTTCCGATATTCAGGGCGTGGCCGGCACGCGGTGGGCGGCATTAAATGCTGTCACTGAATTAGTTGATCATGAGCGCGGACGTTCTGACAATACCCGCATGGAGTCGGCGTGGTTTGGAACCGGTGCGGCCCTTAAAAATAGGGCTTTGGAATTGCTTTCCGCTTAACCAGTGCAATTAGCCGACCGCGCGGTTGGTTTTTCACTCTCGCGCGGTTGGTTTTTCGCATCTAGCGGTTGGTTAATGAAAACCCTATAAACTAGGCCCTCGGCCCCTCGCCCTCGCCGTCCTAATCGTGGCGCTTGGCCCGCGTCGCTTGCGTCGCGGGCCTTGGTTTTTGTTCTTTGGGCCTTGGCCCATGGCCCGCGGGCCGTTAGGCCCGCGGGGTTTTTCGCTCTGCTGCCTGTTTTGTTTTTTGATTTTTTCCCTTGATAGGTGGTGGCGGGGGTGGGTGGGCCCGCTGATCTTTTTTGTTTTTATTTGTTGCAAGTTGCTGGCGCGGTGGTATACTGTGGGCTCAACTTAGAAAGGATAGAGAGATGACACCGGAACAACTTTACGCTTTGCTTGATGCCCATGGTGTTGAGTATGAGGTTATTGAGATCTTTGAGGGCGTGCGCCTTTTGAGCATTGAAGTCAATGACGAGGGAGATGAAGAATGATTGACAAGCACAAAATCCAAGACATGGCCCTGACAGTTTCGTATCACGAT